TTCCCACACTAGCGAATGGCCATACAGTCGATAGGTACTGTGCGACCACCCGCTCTGTGCGGAAACCTCGGTGCTTTCTGTGTTGGCTAATGGTTCATCCCAGCCATGTAGCCCATTGCAACTCCACCAATGAATAAAGCTAATGTTAAATACATAAGCAATGCTTCCTTATCCATTGACTGCCCTGCACTTATTGCAAGACCAAGTGCCAGCAACTACGACACCTTCAACAATTCTTGCAGTGATCGTAATGTCAGAAGCCAGTGTTGGCTCATTGCATAATTGGCAATTAACTGTGTCAATCATAGGCATATCTTCCACATTAACCCATCCGTCAGCTGTGTGAAACTCTGCATACCCCATTATACCCTCGCCTTCTGTGGTTCCCATTTGCCACTGCTCGATAGGTTATACCAATGCGTTGGACACTTATCCATTCCACCAGTTTGACCTTTTGTGGTACAGAAATATCCAGCCCAATCACGACCTTTAGAATTACCAGTACGCCATTCCATGTGACCATGCTGACATGTTGGAGCATCTAAAGCTTCTGCAGTACCTAGAATCTCTGTCACAGTAGCCATTGCACTCTCTAGTGTTACTGGAGCGAGTGTGGTCTTGACAGATGATCCGATTGGTGTAGTCCAGTAATCAGTGTCACCCTCTTTAATGTCTTGTGGTGCTGGCTTTACTTCTTGCTTGACTACTTTAAGAGCTGGATGGTTAGGTGCAACCTGTGACATCTCCTCACGACTAGGCCGCTTGCCTTTAGCTGATAAACCCAAGTTAGCCAAAGCTCTACCAATGCTGCTTGTCTCTGCATTGTTTATCCAGAACTGGGCATCAACTCCACGATCTTTGCGAGCCCCATCTGCATAACCTGTTGCATCTGGCATTGTCTTAACTGAATCTTTGTAGATGTAGGCCTTGAAGATGCACAGACCTTTCTCCATGTCAATCAATTCCATTTCAGTAACAATCCTGCCGTCTTTGTACTCAGCATAGAATTGGTGGATGCGACTATCAACTGTCTCGTATTCCGAAAGGTTAAACATATAGTTCATTCTCCTCTGTAGCTAGTTGCCCCATTAAAGCAATATAGGCTGCTCCATCGATGTAATTATCTGGCTTATCGACTGTGCCTGAACTGGCTCTGGCAATCTTGATAAGCGCGAGTATTGCACAGACTTGATAGTCCTCGACTGGATGCTGTAAGTATGCACTGATGAGCATTGCTGCGTGTTGCATGTTATCTGCTGGGTGGCCGTAGTCATTAAGACCACGATCTTGAATGATGTCGGTTGCACTCTGTAGAATCTCCTGATACTTCATTCTGACCAGAACTCTGAGCGATTCACAGCTCTGCCTTTGTGCCAGCCATCGCGATGTCCGCGTTCATAGGCTTCTTTGTAAGATTGTAACGCCCATATAATAAAGCTAATACCTGCCCCTATAAGGCATATAATTAGCAGCTTGTCATTGTTGCTCATTATGCCCACACGCTTTCTGGAGCATCAATATCCATGCATTCTAAGCACACTAGACCTAACATGCCATTGTGCATATATGGAGATAAAGATTGATATTCATGTGCGCAATTAGTGCATTTGTATTGTTTAAGAGTTTCTAATAACTGACTCATTTTGTAACCTATCTGTATCCAGTGCCCTCGACTGGCTTACGGAATTAGTGTCGCACAGAGTCCAGACTAATTAGCGGACATTTTGATAACGATATGGTAACGAATCTACCTCATCTAGCATCGTGTCGATGGTGCGTACCACATCAAGCGTAAAGTCGTCCATATAGGGTGAATGACCCATCCTTATTTATAGGCACTAGCATCGGGCTAACGCGGTCTCCGTGTGTTTCTATGACTGCTACGCTCATCTGCCAATTAGCGCTTCCAGCCTTCAAATAAGAGGCTTTCTTCTTGTCCATGACATTTCCTGCCTCTAAGCCCCACAAAGTCCTGTATGAGGCTCCTATGCCCTCTGTGAAGGCACTAATGCCTGCCCTGTGCGTGTGACCACAGACCACAGACTTACCGAACTTCTTAGCCAGCCCAAGAGCTGTGAGTCCAGCATTGGAGTTCATTGATCCTTCATCGCCATGAACTAAGACCCATCCCTTGTGAAACTCGAATGGTCTTTTATGGAAGCGGATTCCGAGTCCGTTGAAGTCCATAAACTTTGCGTATTCCAGTTCTGGTAATCCGATGAGGCTAGGTGCGCGTAATAATGTGTGGTATAGGCGGTCTGTGTGATTGCTCCGAGTGACATCTGTTGTGCCGAGTTCATAGAGAATATCCTGCGCAAGGCTTCTGTCAGCATCTAGCGTACCTTCCCACTCCAACTTAGTACCTTGAGCCCAACGAGACTGGCTCTGCATATCTAGCTCATCGCCTGTATTTAGGATGAGGTCAAACTTCTCTCGCTTTACTAACTTAATGAGATTCTTTACAGCTGCTTCATGATGAAAAGGTATCTGAAGGTCGCTGATAATTAAATATCTCGCTTTAGTCATCGTCCTCATCTTCGTAATTGCCGAACTTCTCTGGATCGACAGGGTCAGGCAATATCCAAGCAGGATAGGATTGAGGTTCAGTAATCATAAACATGGCTACATCTTCTTTGAAGCCTGCTCGTTTAAGACTACAGAAATACTCATATAAACCAATGCAATAAGCATCAAGTTTTGAGTAACCTTGTTCCTCTAATGCCTTAGTTGCTTTTCTTGCCATAGCAGAATGTTACCTGTCTAGTAAGATGTTATAGATTTCATCGACTCGCGTGTTGAGTCTTTTAATCTCAGACAACAGATGAGTAATGACATACCCAGACAAGCCACCGACTATTGCCAGTGTGCCTAAGTAGAGCGTGAAGAAGTCGGATTGTGTCACTTCTTAGGGGTCGCATATCCAAAGACACCAGCTAACACAGCCCAGAGAACTGCGCGATAGTCAAGTGCAAAGTTAGATGCAGCCCAAGCTGATAGAAATGCTCCAGCAGTAAGGACATAAGGGTTCTTCATATTCATTAGTTTGCTCCTAGCATAGGTATCTGAAAAAACTCACCCAGAAGGTCAGCTTCTTTCTTAAAGCTGACATGCATGTGGTGAGTGTGTTTGTTAGCCCCTTTGTACTTACGCCACTTCCAGTTAAGAATGGGAGACGCAATCCTGCCGTTAAATATAATGTACGAGATGCGCTTTTCTGCCTTAGACTTGCAACTGATTCGAAGCTGATCTGCAAGGTCTGGCATGATATGCGGTTTGACCCCTGCACCGAATAGGTCTGCATCAATGTCAATGGCACGAACCCAACCCTGCTCATCTGGATTATGATCAGACTTACGAGCAGCGTGTCGGGTATCACCGACCCAACCATCCGATGCCCTGTCACGATCTGGGAAGGAATCATCTAACTGCTCTCTTAACTGAATAGCAGCTTTAGATAATCTTGGCTTCATGAGCAATTATCTTAGTCAAGTGTTTCACTTGCCGAGTTTTAAGCCAGCAGGTATTGGTTTTGAATATTCCCATTTAGCAATATATGCTCCTAACCCGTCTGAGTCTTGTTGCAAATAAATACCTAATTTAGTAAAATCATCGGTAGGTTTAATTTCAGGATAAGCAGCAATAATTTTTTCCCATAGTTCCATTTTTATGCTCCTAAGTATGTTGCTTCGAACCAGCCATATGGGCTGCTGTTGTAAAGAGTTAATGCACCACCGCTTGTTTGAAGTTCAAAAACTTCCACATAATCACCAACGGCAAGATTAACAATATCTGTCATAGGTGCCGATGTAGTTGTTCCAGTCGCAACATAAGAAACCACATTGAAAGCTGTGTTATTTTTGCGAAACTCAAAATATCTATTACCAGCAGTACTCGCAAGGTATTCTGCACAAAAGTGTAACTGATAATAACCAGCCTTACCGCTTGGAATAGTTATACGGCTTGTGTTGCTTGATGTACTGTGAAAACCATCCGTGTCAAAAGTTTCTGTGCTCCACAAAATTGCTGTTTGAGTGTTGTTAGGTATTGACTGGTCAGAACCAGTTAAACGACAACCTACAAAGGTTGGTGTAGTTGCAGAAGGTGTAGCCCATTTCAAGCCTGTTGCAGCGGTACTATCCGCCACAAGTGTTTGGCCGTTTGTGCCTACTGCAAGTCGGGCTACTGTATCGGCAGCAGTAGCTGCAATGATGTCACCTTTAGCATCAACAATAGTCTTAGGAACCATAGTTGCCATAGTGGTGTCAATGGCATCGCCTAGCGTACGCATGGCCAGTGCGCCATTTTTTACTAGATCAGTGTTATCTGGTTCTGGCCAGTTATATATAGGGCTAGTTGCCATTTTATGTTATTGCTCCTGTCGCATTATTCCAGATAAGTGTAGCATTTACACCCGTCCAGATTGTGTTAGATGGTATTACTGTCTCCCATTGTGTGGTAGATAGTGAAAACTCTGTAGCCGTGATGTAAAGGGTTATATCCACAAAAGTAGGGGTAGCGCGTAGGGCTACATTCTCCACAAAGCCCTCAAATGTGCCACCTAGAAGGTTGGAAGGTAGATTCTGAATAAGGACAGGCTCGCCAAAGAAGATGCCAATTAAATCATCGAGCATGGCAGATGGCATGTCTGGGTTATCTAATCTAAAGGTAATCGCTCCCAATGAGGCTTTAGCGTTCTTGCGTAGATTAAGCTCTCTAGTGCCAATGTCAGTGATGTCGGCAAGGTTCTTGATGTTGGACTCAAAAGATTTCTCATAGAGGCCGTAAGAGGCAATAGAATCGCTATCAGAGGCACTGTAGGTTGAGCCATAGGCTGTAGAGTATTTATAGATGAGGCTATTGCGGATGCGAGCAATCTGTGTCTGAGAACTAATACTGCTAGGAGTTGCATAAGCTGCATCAAGGTAGGTGTAACCATTATCTGAAAGGTAATCTGAGCGATGGTCTGCATCGTCATAATTGACTAGGCCATCTGCTGACTCATAGACCTGACCAAGTGCGCTATTGGCAATCTGATCTGCTAAAGTCTGGCTTTTGGCCGTAGCAGATGCCGCTTGGCTTATCATCGTATAGAAGCCTGAGTCAATAGTGCCGATGTAAGTCTCAGCATCATTCCATGTAATAGTTGCTGGATAAGTAGCCCATGTAACAGTAGGGGTAACTTCATTCCAAGAAAGGTTGAGAGCTGCGCCTAAAATGGCTGCAATCTGTGCGCCATCTAATCCCTCTGATAGGGCTGTGTTGTAAATAGCCTTAGTCAGTTTAGCCAGCGCGCCAATGCCTAGAATTGTGCCTGTTGTGATATAACCACTTTCTTCTGGGCTTCTAACTCCAATAGAAAAGTCTGAGACCTCACCACCAAAGACAGTAATATAAGTGCCAGATGTATTTTTTAACTCTAAAGTAATTGGCTCAGTTACATTGATGGTAAAAGGTGAGCCATCTGTATTGATGATTTCTACTCGGCAGTAACCTGCTGTGCATTGGCGGTCAATGTCTAGCCGACCAGTGGCATAGGAAACAGAGGTGACAGTTGTATAAACATCATCACCTACTG